TGCGGAAGACCTTTTTTGCATCGCGCTCAAAATCCCGCGCAGCAATTGAAGTCTGTTCTGCTGGGTGTACCCACCGATAGCCTTCACCGTGAACGCTTTGCAGGCATACCTGATGCTGGTGCAACAGTTCATCCTTGAATGATTCAATCCGGGCCAGCCAAGCAAACTGGCGTTGCTTGAACGCCGCTTCTGTCATGCGTTGTCCATCGTTCAATGTTGGCATGCCAAAGTGATCGGATAGCCATTCGTGGCTGACCAGATCACCGTATCTGAACTCGACAAGAAAATCTTTGACAGCCTGACGCCAAGCAGGGAATAGGGCGATCTTGTCATCAGACATAGGCCACCTCAAATCTTCCAAAACGTGGGCGAAAGTCACCGGTGCCGATCAGTGCGCCAGCATCAGATATTGCCTTCTTGGCTTCGCCAATATCCAGTACATCCGAGTTTAGAACGACTGTCATTTCTGCTGACCATTCAAGAAATATTGGCAGATATTTTTAAATCTTTTACGAACTTATTTCGTAGGAATAACATTGTTAAAGATGACGAGGGGATGTACTACACATCCTCTCTATTTGGTGTTTCCCCACAGTTCAACGATTACGGCTCGGACATTGAAAAGATTACAGCAATATTTACCAATCCTGCCATGCTTAAGGTTATAAGCCTTCAATGCGACTTATTTTCACTTGGTAAGGTTTACGTTTATCAAAATGAAAAAGAAGTAAAAGACGATATCGTTTTAAAGCTGATGAATAAGCCTAACCCGATGCAGTCAGGTTCTCAGTTCTTATGGGATTATATGCTATGGACGATGATCGGCACGTCATACAGTTACATTGACAGTAATATCCCAAAAGAAGATAACAAACTGTATTTTCTTAACCCGGCTAAAATGGAATGGCCGAGTGACTTTAATCAAAACAAAGACAAACTAATATTTTCTAAAGCAAGTGAAAAGACTTTAATGGATACGGTAATAAAGTACCGGTATGATGACGTGTAGAATACTTTTAGGTTATTAAGTAAATCAATCCCATCAATAATACTACCTTGTGGTTTACTTGCCGCTATTGCGTAATCCCATCCTGCCTCACGTAATGCGATAATTTTTAATGGACGATTATTATCGCAAACAATTACCCTGTTATTAGGAATACCAAGTTTACCGAACTTCCACTTAACTATACCTTCATCGGCTCCTGCAATCTGATATAATTCTGTAGTTGTTAATTTACTTCTTATCTCGTTTTCGCTTGCATAGTTTAACTCATGCAAGTACAGGCATCCGTCATAATATTTAGCTTCAAGTATTCCCCATGGATCAACAGAACCCCAATCGCAGCCACTATAAACCGTTGATTGTATTTTATGATAATCGCTATCCGAAATTTCAGTAAACCTAAGTATTCTGTTTGGTTTTTCAGCCTTTAACCCAAGTCCGTAAACGGACCAGTTAAATTCGTTTGCTGTATTCTTATACTCATTTTCACGACACCTAACAAGTTCTTTTATTCTGCCAGGCGTAATACCTAATTCGTTTTTATCAATGTCGTACGCAATCGCCTCGTCTGTAGTTAATATCTTTTCAGTAACAACTCTACACATTGACACCGGCTGATAAGATAATATCTTTCTACGTTGTTCATCAGGACAGAAAGGATTATCTAAGAAAGTTGAATGAATTGTAATGGAGTTAGTATATTTTGCAACATCTTCGCTCCAATGGCTTTGCCTTGGATTTAAATCAAGTATAACAAAATCAGAGCACCTCATATCAAGTTGGTCAAATGTATCTTTAGATATATTATACCCTTCATTTATCCATAGAACATCGCAATGATACCCGTGTATCTTTATACTGTCGTCTGTACCTTCAATATGTATAGTAGACCCGTTGCTGAATTTAAAAATACTTTCGGTAATATTAAATTTTACTGTTGAGTAATTAGGCAGACCGATAAAAATCTTTTTCATATCCTCTAAAACAGTCTGTTTGCAAATTTGCTTTGTATCTCTAAAAACAGATAGTTTTTTATTAGGATTTTTTATTGCATAAAGATAAAAAAGTTGAATTATAGAGTGCGTTTTACTAGACCTGCTACTGCCGGAATTTATTATATACCTAAACTCCCTTTCGCCGCTATCTTTTAATTTTACTGCAGCCTCCCAATTTTTTATAAAAACCTCTGTTGCATTTACTTTAGGCGACATATGCTAGGTTTGTCTTATTAGTTCTTTGCCCTAGCAAATACTTACTTAGTGTCCTATGGTCTAAATTATTCTTAAGTGCTGCATCTGCAATACATGGGTAAATTTCTTTTGTTAAGGTATTAATCACAGCCTTTGACCTTTTATTATTAACTCCTGTTTTAGACTGCCTTATATTTTCGCAATGCGATTCAGAAAATTTCATGCCTTTTCTTGCAGCACTTATCTTTTCACAATCTTCTTTAGATCTTTTTTTACCCAAATTAAAATCACCAATCTTTTTTTTGGTTTCATCGGATCTCTTCGCTGGTGCATTACTAGAGGCTATATACATGCAGTTAAGGCCTTCTGTTATAGTATTATAAAACTCTTGGTAATAACGCTCGTAGTTATTTAGTTCTGAAATTTCACACTCTTTTATAACTTCAAAAACATGCGATTCGTGTCCGTACTTTAATAATGACCTATACAATTTTGGCTGACTTTTACAGGCTATTGACCTATAGAAAGAAAACCTCTTTTCAGTATCTACGCTTTGTCCTACATAAACTCTACCTGTTGGTGATATGATTCTGTAAATACCTATCATTCTACATCATCTTTATATGATTTAACAATATTTACGTCTATTACAGAAAGTATATTATTGCCGTCTTTATCAGTATTGGCTGTTTTGATAGGTGCGTAGCTGCCTCTTTTTTTGAATAATTGAGCAATAGCCTGTATTGTTTCGGATGGACTAACATCACGTAAAACAACTTCCCCTGAAACCCATTCTTGTACAGAAACATTATTACTTGCTATTTGGCATAAAATAACCTCTAGTTCTAAATCTGTTTTTAAGCCATCTTTAGCGGCTTCTGTTATTTCTACTGTTCTTTGATCCTCTATTACTTTATTCTTAAAATTTACCCACTCAGATTCAATTATTGGGTACATTTTAAGGCATCTACCTTTTGCAATCTGTATTTTAGTTCGCAATAGTTCATAAAAGTTCGTTGCTCCTGTCTCCCCTTTGTCCAACAACTCAAACATCATTTGTTTTAAAACATCGTCTGAAACTTTATTTTTTTTAACTAAAGCCATACCCAAAAGTAAGTAAAATAATTACTCAACAAAAATAAAATATTCGTGATCCTTAATAATTACCCACCGGTTAATTTTTTTAGTGATTGGTGAAAACCTTTTGGGGTTATTTTAGTGAGTTATTTTTAATTCAAGTGTTGCTATGGATTTTAATTCTTCAAGCCGTTTATTTTTTTCGTCAATATGCTGCTGAATTATTTTAATACTCATTTCTAAATTAACGCCAAATAGTCTATGGCTATCACTACCAGATGGCACACCTAATTGTAAGCCACATCTTTCACCAAAAGCATTTCTTAATGATGGTGGTTCATCGGGTGATTTTTTTGAACTTTCTGCTAAGTCTGCCATAATCTTTTCAGCACTTTCAATTTCATTATAGCAGTTCCAAATTTTTACTGCTGTTTCTTTTGTTATCATTGTCTTTATTTTTTTAGTGAGTTACTTGTTTGGGTTGGTTGTTTATTTAGGTTGTTGGTTAAGCAAGCTGCTACGTTCCTGCTTCGTTTGACAATTCCGTTTGAAAAGAATTTAAAAAAAGCCCCCGCACTCTTTAATACGAGTTTCGATAATCTTACAATAATCTTCTGAAATTTCACTGCCAATGTATTTTCTATTGTTTAAAATAGCCATTTTAGCTGTCGTTCCGCTTCCCATAAAGCAATCATAAACCAAATCATTTTCATTACTCCAGCTAATAATATGGTCGTTCGCTAATTGTTCAGGAAATATTGCAGGATGCTGAAAAGCAATTTTATCTTTTGTACTATTTTGGTTTCCTCTTGGTAATTCCCATACATTTGATTTTACTCTTGTTTCATCTTGTCGGGCTTTCTCTTTTCTTAAAAATGCATTTGTTCCATCAATACGTTTTAAACTTCCATCTGTTTGTCTTTCTCCTCCAACACCAGTTTTGTTTTTTTGCCTTTTTAAACTTCCTTCGGTTTTCATTTGCCTAAGTAAATTAACAGTTTTAGGTTTGCCTTTGCTAAAAACAAACATATACTCAAAGTCTTGGTAATATCTAACTACATCAGGAAATGCACAAGTTCTTTTGTATATCATTGTATCGTGCAAATTAAATCCTGCTTTTTCTACAAATAAAATTGCAGTTTTAAAACTGGTTAATGTTTCGCAATAGTTTACTGTTTTATCATTTACAACCCAAACTACAACACCACCTATTTTTGTTACTCTGTAAAGTTCTTTCGCAATTTCTTCTATTGGCAATGTAAAACCTTTATATATTCTCACATCGTCATATGGTGGAGAAGTAACCGTTAAGTCAATGAAATTATCAGGCATTTTAGCCATCGTTTCAAGGCAATTTTCGTTATATATTTTATTTATTTCCATCCCTTCTTTTTTTTAATTCTTTTGTTTAGTGCTTCGTATTTAGCTTTTCGTTTAATTAACCGCAGCCAGCTTATAACAGCGGTTTTGTGCTATTTGCCCCATTAACATTTGTGGTAATTTGAAGCATTGTGCAAGGGGCAAACAGACACAAAGCCGCAAAACGTTATAAGCAGATAAAACTACTATTGGTGTGCCAAATAAATGAACGCACTGTAACCCGTCATTAAAAGCGTCATCAGTTACTATGTCTTTAAATTTAAACCCATACCGTTCATATTTCCATTGCCTACCATACATATCAGCTAATATTTTACCTTCGTTATAAATTAACCAATTAATAAACTCCTTAACTGAATTAAATTTTATTATTTCTTCCTGTGTCATAGCTGTATGTTTAGTTCTTGTTTAGTTAAACTGTAAATTAGGTTCTGCAATTCGTGTAGGTAGTAAATTCTTAAAGTATCTGTTTCTATATCAAAAATATAATTCCCTTTAGAAGATGTACATAATTGACCAATGACAGGATAAGTTTTTTCATACCATATATCATCTTCGTATATTTCTTTTACCCACCAACACTTAACCAATATATCCTCTGTTAATTCGATGCCGAAAATATTATCATAGCTTACTATACCATGACCAAATTCATCGTTATTTAAGTATGGAAAATCTTCTGTAAGTGCTGCTATTTTAAAGTAATCATTATTATACTTTACCAAATTATTTAATCTTAAATCAATAGCTTGTATCATATCTGTATGTTGATGTTGTTAATAATCTTTTGAAGGGGGGTTATAGTTTTTCTAGTTCTTGCGTTTTAAAAAGGCAAATCATCGCCAAGTACTCCATTGGTATTTATTATCAGATTTTAACTGCCATTTCAAAGTGTAATTAACTGTTATTGTGTTCATTATAGTTTGGATTTATTGCGGCAATACAACTGTTAGGTGCAATGCCAGCGGACACCCTAAAACATTCGGAGTTGGCTGACAAAATCTTTAAAACGCTTTTCTTGTGCTTCATAATAATCTTTATCTATTTCAAATCCCGTAAAGTTGAACCCATTTTTTTGACAAGCTATTCTAATTGAGCCACTACCCAAGTGAGTATCTAAAATCAAATCGCCTTCATTAGCGTAATTTTTCAATATCCACTCATATAATTTAATTGGCTTTTGGCAAGGATGAATTTTGCCATCAGAATATGCTTCAACTCTACTCATTTTAAATGCCTTACTTGCTTTGTCAAAACTTGTCCAAGCCAATTCAAAATCTGCACCGCTAAATTCTTGCATTTTATACCAAATTAAATTGCATCTTGTTGGTGGTAATTTAAAATAATTTCCACCCCAAATGATTTGATTTTTAGATACTCTCATTAGTTCTGCAAAATATTCATCATTAGGCAATATATCCCACTTTACACTATCTCTATTCTTATCAAACTTTCCGTTTCTACCTGCTCCACCATCTACTAATTTATTGCCTAATCCGTAAGGTGGGTCAACTATTGCAAGATCAAAATGATTATCAGAAAAGCGTTTTAAAGCCTTTGTGCAATCTTCCAAATAAACCTCCGATGAAGGCACTGCTGGTAACACGTGCTTTGCAAAAGCGGGGGTTTCGTCTATATTTTCAACTTTCTGCATCTAATTATCTTTTGTGGTTAATTCAACATTTGTTCTTCTAAGCCCCGCCTTCG